ATTACTAAAAAAATAATTAATAATTAAGGCCCCGGAGTAAAAATCCGGGACCTATTTTTTATGAGCCTATCTTAATCAGCAATTCATCAATATTATTCCCACTGAAGAACACCACTCTTTTCTTCAGCTTACGGGCCCGCTCAATTACCTTGTACCACTGGGCATGGGCCATGTAGTCGTTTTTAATGACAACCACATCCGCCTTGTCCATGATTTTGGCATCAAAGCCGTAATTATCCGCATCCACAATATTATAGTCAGGAGCCGCTTTCTTTAGTTCCGCCTGCCAGTTTGGATGGCCACCAAAGACAACGGTTTTTGTATTTTTGGCCAGCTCCAGCTTTTTGGCCTTGGTGCCCTCGTCTGCATCCGCAGCAGCTGGGCGGCTATCATTTTCCTGCAGAACATTTTGCAGGATTTTTATTTGCTCATCATTGATGGCTGCAGCTTCCGCCAGCTCCCGATTTTTCTTTTTCTCTCGGTCAAGCTCCATCTGTATGGCGTTCAGCTTTTCTTGCCGTTCCTTGGCCAGCTTCTCCAGCTCCGCTATTTTGGATGCCATGGCCACATTTTTCCGCACTACTTCCTTTTGCTGCTCAGATTCACGGACAATACCCGCATAGGCATCCACCACGGCCTCTGCCTCATGGTAAAGCCTTGCAAAGCTCCGCATATAAAGAGCCGCTACATAGTAAATGTTTATATCATCAGGAATGCACGCATTTTTTATTATGTTCATTGATATGACATTAAAAATGTCTTGTATTTCTTTGTTTGTGAACCGTTCACCTTCATACATGGAAACAGGAATATTATCCAGTTGGGCAAAATCCCACATCATATTGAATATCCCCGCCTCCGGGCTTTCCGGATCCAGATGTGCCCCTATATCTTCAAGACACTTGCCACCACAAATATGGGCTGTACTTTCCATCAAGTCCCTGGCATTCTTTTCCTGCTCCCAGTCCTTTGCAAACTTACGGCCAATATCGGCAAAGTCCTGCATATAGGCTATTTCCTTGCCCTGTACCACTGGCACAACTCTTTGGAAAAGTTCCGAGTCATCATCAGGATTCAAATCGTATTCATCACAGAAATACATATACAGTGCATAGGCATCATGCAGTCTGTCATCCGTTTTGTTATCCCCAACACGCATGGTGTAAAAGACTTCTTCCATGAAGCCGTGGGCAAATTCAAGTCTTTTGGTGTCCTCAAAAATTTTGTAAATGGACTTAAAAGCCCGGCTGGCCGCCCCAAACATTTCCCTGTCCAAAGCCTCATCAGACTTGGCCGCCTCGATTATGCCAAGGGCTTTAATGGCACTCATACGGATAGGGAGCCGGTTACCGGTGATAAAGCGACTTTTAAAGCGGTCATTTCTCTTGGCCGCCTGATAAAACTTGTCTTTGTCCGTATTGTATTTTGAATCAATGAACCGCATCATCTTGTTGCTACGGGCAAAAGCCCCAGCCAGAAGTGCATCATTGCAATAAACGTAGTGTTGCATGGTATACCTCGTTTGGTTGTAATTACTCTGATAGTATTCGCTGGAAATTTGGAAATACCTTTATTTAAGGCGAAGAAAAAGCCCTGGTATTCCAAGGCTCATGGTAAATATTTCATTATTTCAGCAATTACGCCATCTATGTCTTTTTTTATGTCCGACTCCCAGAACCGAAGCACCAGCCACCCCGCCTGTGTAAGCTGGTCATTTACCTCTTTATCCCGCTCCACATTACGGGCCAGCTTCTTAGTCCAATAATCTTTATGAGTCCCGATCTGCTCCCCCGGTGCCTGTTCATGGCCGCGGGCGTGCCAGAAATCCCCATCCACAAAGATGGCTATTTTATATTTTGTAATAGCAATATCCGGGGAGCCGGGGAGCTTCCGCCAGTTCTTTCGGTATCTGATGCCACGATGCCATAAAGCAAGGCGAAGCACCCGCTCCGGCTTTGTGTTTTTTGATTTAATACTAGCCATAATCAAGCTACGCTGTTCGGCAGTATAAGTCTCCATACTATCACTTCAATACTTATCAACAATATATTATTTTACATTTACTAAATCATTTGTTACAACATTGTCCTTTCAAATTCAATATAACACTCTTCTTTTCCTGCCAATATATAAAAAAAATAATTTTATGTTATAATCAAAATAGTATTTTATTATTTGGGGAGATATTATATGGCAAAAGATTTTATTTTGTTTACCAACGATGCTATTCGTAATGCTCATACTGTTAAAATTAGCCAACAGAAACGTAATGAGATTGATAAATTAGCCAAAGATATTGCCAATGCTAAATTAACTGAAGATCATCATCAAAATGACCATGGGCATGAAATAAAAAGACAAACAACAGGATTGTTAGGTGAAGCCGCTTTAGAAGAATTACTCAATATCAAAATTATTAACTGGGAGGTTGGTGATTCTAAAAAATACCATAAGCCAGATATCCCTGGCACTAAGGTAGGAATAAAAACTGTCGAATATGGTAAATTCCCGATTATTTTCAAGAATAATTATTACAGCCAGATTATTTGTGTCATATCTAAAAATGATCCTAATACTGTACATATTTGTGGCCTAGCAACACCAGACGTCTTAAACAGCCATCAAGATGATAGCTTGGTACTATCGCCATATTTACTGCAAAGAGGCACTAAGACTGCGTTTTTTGGGTTTGATAAATTAATACCTGTTCCATCTTATGATGTTTTGAAGACATTAAAATAAAAACATATCATGTATATCCAAAAATTAATAAGCCTTGGCATAAGCCAAGGCTTTTACTATTTAACAAACATACTTTTCTTTAATAGCAATTAACTGAATGATATAATGGACTTTAAAAGTAATTTGCATTTCTAGGGGGATAAAAATATGTGTTGGGAAAATTTTGAATTAAATTGCTTTAATTATTTAAACCATAATTTTGGTGAATATGCCACCTTTGAGCGAAGAGGCGGTTCAGACTCTACTGTACCAGATATTCTGGTTACTACAAGAAATGGCAACCATTTTTATATCGAGGCCAAGATGCCTGCTGCACAAAGCAAACAGTTCGTACTTCTACCAGACTTTAAAGACAGAATATTTACATACAGTCCAAGGAACAGACACCAGATTAATCCTTATATGCTCGAAATAATAAACCACATGAATAATGATTTTGATAATTTCAGCGCAGCAGGAACAACTGGAAAAAATATAATAATAAGCAATTCCCAAACCATATTTTCCAACTGCATTATCACAATGTATAAAGAAGCTGGAGTTCGTTTTATTATAACCGGTGGATACACTATCCTTCCACTTGAGAAATTTCAATTATATTTTAATATTAACGCAACATTCCGTATAAAACGGAGCGGTTCATCCTCTGTTGGAAATAAAAATATGAATGATATTATAAAATATGTTGAAAACGAGTATAACATATTTTCCTGCCGAGTTGGCGATGGAAAATTACATATTCAATCACCAGATAATCTAGATAAAACACGCTTTATTGTTGGTAATTATGAATATATGATTTCAAAGAAAAATACCTCTTACGAAGTAAGAAAACTGTCAAATACATATAATGCTAATGTAATCTTTTCTATCAACCAAAGAGAAGATGTGCCTGGTATGTCCAACTCTGAATTTATTAAGACTTTGGCGGAGTAGCATCACGAAAAGCTATATATTTTCTTAAAGCATAACTATATGTACTTAATGTATACTTTCCAATAGGTAGGTCACAATTTTTATATTGCTGCATTTTTTCATTCTGCCCCTTATTAAAAAATAGGCTCAGCAAGTACGCACATCTATCACGTTTATAGTGGGCATCAATATCACAGTTATTAATTTCTTTTTTTAACTTTTTCACCCTTGAAACCGTATCAGTAGCAACTTTCGATTTTACACCATTATTTATCAACCAAGCTCTGAAAGAAACTGCGTCCATTATTAACTATTCACCGCCTTACCGATTTCATCTGCTACGTATTGTAATACATCGACAACAACAGAATTACCAAATTGCTTATATGCTTGATGATAGCTATTACATATTTTATATGTGTCTGGATACCCCATAATTCTTGCACATTCTCTTGGGTGAAGTTTACGTGTTTTTCCGTTAATCAGGTAACCTCCTGTCTTTGCAAAGACTCCACCACCATACGCAGATAAAGTTATAGCAATACCTTTAGTGCTATATATTCTTTCACCTTGACCGCCTTTATTAACCGTCCCTAATCTTATTGGTTTATCTGAATATCGATTATCCTCAATATCTTTCATGTAGGTATCTTCTCTATCAACATATAAATCTTCTACCTTACTTTCATCATCTATCAATATATCTTCAACATGGCGAAGCAACTTGAACGGTTTAGGAAAGGAAAAATGTTCGACATCTAAATCATCACGAAAACAAACCATATATATTCTTTCGCGTTTTTGAGGAACACCATAATCAACTGAATTTAATACCTTTTGATAAAACGTATATCCCAATTCTTCCATTGTCTGCTGTACAACCTTTAAAGTGCGACCACCATCATGGGAAGCAAAATTCTTCACATTTTCCATGAAGACTATCTTAGGCCTTTTTGCTTTTACTATTCTAGCTACATCAAAAAACAAGGTTCCTCTGCTATCCTCAAATCCTTTTTGCTTACCACTGATTGAAAATGCCTGACATGGAAAACCAGCACACAAAATATCATGATCCGGAATAGTATTTTCATCTACCTGTGTGATATCACCTTCTGGCATATCACCAAAGTTTTCATAATACACCTTTTGAACTGGCTTATCCCATTCATTTGAATACACGCATGTAGCTCCAAAGGATTCTAATGCTAATCTAAATCCACCAAGACCAGCAAATAAATCAACAAAAGTGTAGCCAGATAGACTTTTATCACTAACTTTAATCATACTTTAAACTCTCCTTTTGTAGATTATTATAGCGCAACGCGCTATAATATACATTTTTTTATTCCTTGTAATCGAACACTAATTCTGCTATTATTATAACAAACACATATTCTAAATACAAGTAACGAAAGGAGATAATTCATCATGGTTCTCTACCGCCCACGGGCCAAAGACTACACAATGGCCATGCAAAATTTAAAGATTTTCGACACACCGCTGGATATGGCCAAGTATCTGGTTAATTTCCACAACCTCTACAATTTGCTGGACAATCCAGACGATCCATACCTTCTTATCCCAAGTCGTGAAGAA